GATTCTACTGATGAGTTTAAGCGCAAAGCAAGTGACTTACCTGATGGTCAAGCTATATTGGAGCAGAGTAAAAGGGATTGCGGTACATCTAAGCCTTCTGATATAGATGGATAAAAAAGTTTATGAGGATTTGGTTACAGAAATTGAGTCTCTTTTGTGTAGGTATAGAGCTAAGTGGCAGTTAAATGCTTTGGCTTGGTTGGATTATGATGATGTATGTCAGATAGTTCGGATACATATACATAAGAAGTGGCATTTGTGGGATCAAAAGCGGGCATTTGGGCCTTGGTGTAGTACATTAATATCTAACCAAATAAAAAACCTAGTTAGAAACAACTATGGTAGTTTTGCTAAACCTTGTTTGAGGTGTCCTCATTATGGTGGCGGGGATGATTGTAGTTTTACTCTCAACGGGAAGCAGAATAGCACTTGTTTGGATTTTGCTAAATGGAGGAAGAAGAAGCAGAAGGCATATAATTTAAAATTGCCATTGTCTTTGGATATATCTTTGGATGCTGGAGAGGCTTGTTTGGATACTGATGTTGATTATAATGATAAGATAGACAAGGTTCATTATTTGGTGATGGATAAGTTGAGCGACAAGCATCGCGATATATATTATATGTTATATGTTCAACACAAGAGTGATGCTGAAGTTGCTTTGGCTTTTGGTTATAAAGAAGATACTAGTAAGAGGAAAACCCCACGATACAAACAAATAAACAACTTAAAGAAAAGATTCTATAAGATAGCCTCGGAAATACTTAAGGACAACGATTTGATATGAGTAACAGCAAGAAAATTAGTTTAGATGAAGATCAGATTAGATTTGTGGTTGAGATGTTTAAAACAACGCCCGATTTAAAGATAATCACACAAAAGTTATTCGAGGATGATAGTTTGGATGGCCGCTCTCAAGAAGGTCGTGCTGTTAGAGCTGTTTTGGTTGCAGAGAATTTAAAATATAAGACATCTGTACAAGAAAAGGTTGGAGAGATTAGCATAAGCAAGGCTGAGAAAGAATTCTTATTGAGTGACAGCGTAAAGGTAGGCATGAATGCTCTTGAGGTTGCACGATTGGTGTTTAAAGATGGTAGTATAGCTAGTTTGAGCATGAAACACAGGGTCGTGGTTGATTTTTTAAAGAATTATCGGCCTGACGTTAGTAATGCGAATGAGATTATTACTACAGAGGTTTGGACTCCACCTAAAACAATAGCAAAAGCCCTAAAGAAGGTTAACGACTGGTGTGGTGTAACTTTGACGGAAGATACTCTGCAAAGGAAGCATCACCAACTCATGGCTCAACTACTTAATCATTTAAGGAGCCCTCGTTTTCATCATTTTATTAATCAGTATAGTACTTTGGCTGACAGGGATTTATTTGAGAGCGAATTTGTCCGCGCTGTGTGGGACAAGCCCGACTTAACTAATGATGAATTAAATTTGTATGTTACGGTTTGCACTAACTATGTTCGACAGAAGCATATTCAGGCGAGAATAGACAAACTTAATAATCTGCTTAATGATTCGGACAGTGAGAGAGATGTTACCATGAGACTCACAGAGCTCATTAAAGCTACGAGCGAGGAGCTGAATCAATGTGAGAAGAGAATTGAGTCATTGACTAAGGATTTGAATGGAAGCCGTCAGGTGCGCTTAAAAGCCAAAGGAGAGGAGAACGGAAGTATCTTTGCATTGGTCGAAGCGTTTACTGACAAGGAAGAACGCGACAGAATGATTTTGATGGCGGAACTCCAGAACAAATTGATTGAAGAAGAGGCTGATAGGCTTGAGAGTATGGACGAATACAAAGCGAGGGTTCTAGGAATCTCCAAGAAGGAATTATTATGAGTGATTTTAAGTGCAAAGAGTGCGGTAAGGAGTTTGATAACAAAAGGAGCTTTCATTTGCATTTGAAGGCTCATTCTTTAGCTCTTGGTGATTACTATGTGAAGCACTACCAGAAAAAAGATTTGTATACTGGTGATTTATTGCAATTTAAAAATTACGATTTATATTTTAATAATGATTTTAATCACTTTGATAATTTTGTTAATTGGTTAAGGGTCGAGCCCAAAGCTAAAACAAAAGAGTATGTATTTAAAAAAGCAAAGAAGAAGTTTGAAGAGAAGGGCGTAAAATATTCACCCCCTAATCTTTTTTATGATTTGTCTTTCATGGCTAACATAAATACATACAAAAACTTATGGGGGTCTTATGATAATTTCATAAAAGATGTTGGTTTGGAAAATATTTATAAAAAAGGACTGCCTAACGGGTTCTGGGAGGCTGATACTAGTGATCTTTGTATTTTTGTAGATACTAGAGAGAAGAAGCCAATCAAATTTCCCAACGACAGAATAAACAAGTTGGATTTTGGTGATTATACAGCTGCGGGAGAGCATTATACTAAAACTTTTGTAGATAGAAAAGCTCAGGATGATTTCAGGCAGACGTTTGGGTCGGGTATAGATAGGTTTCGGCGTGAAATGGATAGGTGTGTACAATTCGGGTCTTATATGTTTGTTGTTGTTGAATCCAGTATTGAGAAGTTGGAAGAAGACAATAAAGGATCTAAGTTTAAATCTAATTTGGGTTTTGTTTGGCACAATGTTAGAAAGCTTATGCTAGACTACCCCAAAAACATACAATTTGTATTTGCTCATAACAGAGCAGGAGTAAAAAAAATAACCCCACTTATTCTCAAACATGGTGACTCATTATGGGATGTTGACTTGCAGTATCATATCGATAATGTAATTTATGGAGCGGGTCAAAGAAAAACATTAATTTCAGTATAATATGGCTTGGGATAAAGGACAACAAAGATACAGGATGGAGCATGCTTCAGGCCCACTTAACGAGGAACTTAAAAATATGGAAGGGTCTCTCAAAGATGAAGACGCCCGATATTATTTATATAAGTTTCTAAGGAATAATATAGCATTTACCTCCGAATTATTTCTTGGAGTTAAGTTGTTTCCATTTCAGGCTATGGCAATTAAAGGAATGATGGTTTCGGATTATTCTATGTTTGTATTTTCCCGTGGTATGTCAAAAACCTATAGTACTGCAGTTTATGTTTTACTAGAATGTTTATTAAATCCAAGCGCCAATATTGGCGTTATCGCTGGCACATTCCGTCAGTCTAAAATGATCTTCCAAAAGATGGAAGACATACTAGGTAAACCTGAAGCTAAATTAGCCAAAGAGTGTGGGGTAAAGATAACCAAAGGAACTGACCAATGGACTATAAAAATAGGAGGAAGTAGGGCTGTAGCTCTGCCATTAGCTAATGGAGAAAGATTAAGGGGTTTTCGATTTAATAGGATAGTGCTGGATGAGTTCTTAACTATACCAGAGAAAATATTTAATGAGGTTATATTACCGTTTTTGGGTGTTGTAGAGAATCCAGTTGAGAGAGAGGAATTGCATAATTTAGAATCGCGCCTTATCGATAAGGGTGAGATGGAAGAGAAGGATAGGTTTGTGTGGCCTAATAATAAACTGATAATACTTTCATCTCCGAGTTTCAAATTCGAATACATGTATAAGCTTTTCAAAAAATATGAAGATCTTATTCTGGGGAATAATGAACAAAGAAGCCGAGAGGAAATTACAGAAAGTGAAGAGGGTGAAGATGAAGCATACAGGTTAATTATGCAACTAAGTTATGATTGCGCTCCTAAAAGACTTTACGACCAGAACTTGCTTAAACAGGCGAAAGCCACAATGAGTGAAATGCAGTTTAATCGGGAATTTGGAGCTCAGTTTGTAGATGAGAGTGATGGTTACTTTAGATTATCAAAAATGTCTGCTTGTACAATAGCTGATGGAGATTTTCCTGCTGTAGAGATTGTGGGCAACCCTAGTGATGAATACATAATGGCTTTTGACCCTAACTGGGCTGGGAATACAAGCGCCGACCATTTTGCGATGCATGTATTTAAGGTTATGCAAGAAGATCAAAAAATATGTCTTGTTCATAGCTATGCAGTAGCAGGAGTATCATTGAAAGAACATATGAGATATTTCCTGTATCTGGTTACTCATTTTAATATAATAGGTATATGTGGTGACTATAATGGAGGAGTACAATTTATCAATGCTTGTAATGAGAGTCAAATGTTTAAAACAGAAAATGTAAATATAGGTGTTATAGAAATTGATATAGAAAAACCAGAGTCATATCACGCAGACATACTTGATTTTAAAAACCAATATAATGTTAAGTCTAAAAAATACTGTATACTAAGAAAACCAACAGTAAACTGGATAAGAAATGCAAATGAAATGTTGCAAGGAGCTATAGATCATAAAAGAATACTGTTTGGGTCTAGAGCTGTAGACTCTCACTTCGATGATCAAAGAAAAAAGAATTTGCCAATAGACACTTTAAAGTGGGACATGAAGATAACCTCTTCCTCTAAGGGAGCTAAGATGATTGACTTTATTGATCATCAGAAAAGCATTATTGAACTTACAAAAACAGAATGTGCCAATATTGAGGTGACAACAAATCCACAAGGGTCTCAGTCTTTTAATTTACCCCAAAACATAAAAAGACAAACTGGACCAAATAGAGCAAGAAAAGACTCTTATTCTGCTTTACTGCTAGGCAACTGGTTTGCGAAAATTTATTTTGATTCAAAGCATGCAAAAGCGAGTAAACCTCCATCATCTTCATTTATTCCTTTTACTATTTAATTTACAAGTTGACTTTACAAAGTTAAAGTTAACTTTTGATATTTAGTTTCTTTCTGTGTATAATGAGTTATGGCAAAAAGAAAATATACGAAGAAATCAGATTATTGGGGTAAGTTCGACAAAATCGAAGGCAACCCTGTTAGTCTGGATGGTTTCGAACCAGAAATTTTAGGGACTTCTTTCTACGAGTCTGAAGCTGCTTCTTGCCGTACAACTAAAACTGCAAGCAATTCAACAAGAACCAATAAGGCAGCTACAAAAACTGTAGCAGGAAGATTTGCTAATATCAAAGAAGGTCTTTTGCCATTCGAGTTTTCAAAGGATGGGGTAGATGCCAGTGAAGCTATTGTGTTGTGCCAAAAAGCTTACTTCAATATACCCGCATTTAGATCTACTATTGATTTGATGTCAGAATACGCCGACTCTAAGGTTTATCTTGAAGGTGGTTCTCAAAAATCTCGTAAGTTTGTAGAAGCTTGGTTCAAGAGAATAAAAATACACGATTTACAAGCACAATATTTTAGAGAGTTTTACAGGTCTGGCAATGTATTCATGCTGAGACTAGATGGCACTTTGGATATTTCCAGCGTAAGTAAGATGATGGAAATTTACGGTGGCACTAAAAAGAACGCAAAAATACCTATCCGATATATCATGCTTAACCCGTCTGATATTGTCGCGAGGGGTTCTGTAACTTTTTCTGAGTATTCTTATTTTAAAGCTTTAACTCCATTTGAGGTTTCTAGACTAAAAGCTCCAAGTTCTGAGCATGAAATGGAAATGTTTAATAGTTTGCCTGAAGATGCTAAAAAGGTAATTAAAAACAACCCTACTTTGGCGGTTGATGCTCCAATGATTCCGCTTGAGTCAGAAAAGCTTCATGTTATCTTTGCTGGTAAGCAGGATTATGAGCCAATGTCAATTCCTAGTGGGTTTGCCGTTCTTGATGATTTAAATAAAAAAATGGAACTCAAGAAGATAGACCAAGCAATTGCTCGTTCTATAGAAAATGTTGTTCTATTGGTTACAATGGGTGCTGAACCAGACAAAGGCGGAATTAATCACAAGGCTCTTTCTGCGATGCAAAATATTTTCAAGAATCAAAGTGTAGGCAGGGTTCTCGTATCTGATTATACAACTAAGGCCGAGTTTGTTATCCCAGATTTGAAGAAAGTCATGGGAGCAGAAAAATATCAAATTTTAGATCAAGACATTAGAGAGGGCTTACAAAATATTCTTATTGGTGAATCTAAATACGCTCAACTTGAGCTTAAGATGAAAATCTTCTTCCAGAGACTTCAGTCTTCAAGAGATTTGTTTATCAAAGAGTTTTTACAGCCAGAAATTAAAAGGGTATGTAAAGCCGCTGGCATGAAAGTTTGGCCAGAGGCTAAGATGGTAGATACCTCTATTATAGAAGACCAAGATATGACCAAGCTAGCGACAAGAATGATGGAACTTGGATTGCTAACCCCAGAACAAGGTATGGATGTCATACATAAAGGATCTTTTCCAGATTCAAATCAAATGCAAAGTGCTCAAAAGAAATTCAAGGAGCAAAGAGAAGAGGGCTACTATATGCCACTTGTTAATACAGTTAATCTTTACAGCGAAGACCAAGAGGAAAACGGAGAAGATGGAACATCACCAGAAGGAACTCAAAGAGCTAGAGAAGGCAAGGACGGTTCGGTAACAAACCCG